CAGATGTACCGGAAAGAGAATTTGTGTATTTTACATATACTGTAGCAGGATCGGCTCCATCAACTGGTAAAACCTGAAGAATTTGTGCTTGAATGCCAGATGTTTGACCAACAAAAGTATCACCAATCATTGCTGTTGTGCTAGCAGGTAATGTATTGGATGAAGTATCTAATTTTACAAATTCATATCCATTATTAACAGTCATACCACCTGGAACAACTGCAGCACCTTCTTTAAAGATGTTTCTACCAAACCTCTCCAATTCTCTTTGGATAATGGTTTGCATCTGTGTAAGTTCACGGGCTTGTAATTGACGGCCGCTATTAAAGAGGATTCTATGATAGTGATCACTATCCCTAAAATCGTCCCTATATTTTGTTGCGAATAACTGTTCGGTATATTGTATAGCCATTTCTAACCCTTAGAACTGAATAATTACTTTTACGTCTTCCGACTGTACACTAGATCTCAAAATTGGTGCTCTATTATCAATATATAAAATATCACCACTATTAGGATCAGTCAGTGGTGGAATAAGTGCTGAATCACTGATACCTTCACCAAGTCCATTTGTTTCTTCAATAATTTCACCATCTTGAAAAGCAACAAAACCAGTACTGTCAGTTTGGTGATAATATAATTCATTACTATCAACATTATCTATATACGCTTCAGCCAACGTTGTTTGACCTCTGATTCTTTTATCTCTTGTGAAACCATTGATAATTGTTGCAAGTGTCATTTTCTTGAGAGTATTACCAGTTTCAGCAGTGAAAATACTTCCGGCATTATCTCTAATATCTTTAATAAGTGATACTTGTCTAAAATCCTGATTTACAATAAAGTTACTATCAGTACCTTCAATGGTTGTTGCAAACATAATTGATGATGACTTTAAGTCAACTCGGCAATCAGCACCAATTCCAGAGTCTGGTCCTAATACTGCTCTAGCAGTTGCATCTGTTGTAGCACCACCACCAGAAATTGCAACTGCAGCCTTTGTATAACCACTACCAAAATTCAATGTTGTTCCACTATCGCGCATTGAAATTTTTGAGAGTGTGCCTGTTGCAGAATCAATATATGCAATTGCTTGTGCACCAGAACCACCAGTGCCTGTAATTGTAACTGTTGGGGCAGATGTATAACCAGCACCAACATCGGTAATAATTACAGATGTAACTGCACCAGCAACTGCAGTATCCTGTACTTCTCTTTGTTTTAATTGTATACCAGTTGACGATGAATCAGTAGGCCCTTGTTTTTGCACTGGTAAAAAGTTGGATGACATAAAAGCATTTGCTCTTGATGCACTTACAGTAAATAGGAATTTCCAAACATAACCATCTGCAGTTCTGAAAGGATCATTATTTGATCCAGTAGGTTCTACAGTTGATGGCACTGCAACACCTAAATTATTTCTACCTGTTTCCAAACAAATATATACGTTATTATTTTCGTTAATTACATAATATGAAGGATTTGGATAACCTTGTTGTGTGTCATCATATTGTGAATAAGTATTCCCGTTTGACCAATTTGTTCTTGGCACGACAAGTGATGTAGCCTGTACACGTTTTACAGACTGCATTTGATTTCTTACAGCTTCAATTTGGCCAGGTGTGTTAATTGGTGTAGGTACGTTATCTGAACTATCCCACTGTTCGGATCTTCCGATACCGATGTAATATCTAGCAGTAGCATTGGCAAATTGATCGTAAAACTGTCTGGCCAATAATGCTTTTAGTGAATCAGTTACAATTGCTGGCATGATTTATTCCTTAACTTTCTAATGCTCTTAATATTACTGAGTGGTTTTCCGTTGTCATACCGGTGTCATTTGTAATATTACAATGGATTTTATCTCCTGCATTATATGATATATTTATTGCTTCATTTAAGAAGACATTACCAGCACCAGTAACTTCAACAGACACACCAGTTTGATATGAATTATTTTTATAAATTGATATTGCATGTGTTAAACTACCACCGGAGTGAGAAGTAGCTTCTGCAGACATTGTGATATTACTTAATACACCAGCAACTGGTAAAACAACACCTTGTGGTGAAGATGCGCCATCTGGACCTAATAAACGAGAAGCAACTGCTCCACCAACGTGTGTTGTATCTAATCCAAATTGCCAATATACTGGTTTATCATAAGTACCAGCAGCCACATTTCTATCTAGTGCAAACCAACCAGTGCTGTCTTTAAATTCAAATGTGTTATCGGTTTCATTATAATGAATAGCACCATTTGTTGCGCCAGATGAATTTCTGGATGTAGTTGTATTATTGCCTAAATGGAACCAACCAGTATTACCCAAAACACCACTTGCAGAATCACCAACGTATATGTAACCGTTAGTACTTACAGTAAATATAGGAGCACCATCAATGGTTTCCAATCTTACATCACGACCGCCTGCAGGTCTTAATCTAAGATGATTTGATGAGGATTGAATTACATTCGATCCAAGATCCATAGAATTAGCTACAACAATTTCAGCACTAATAGGAATACCAAAATTGATATTAGAACCATCGTTTGTGATAGTTGTGTTGCCTAGGAAAATCGTACTACCTGAAAGGTGTAAATCTTTCCACTTATTGGAAGGAGAACCTAAGTCATATGTACTATCAGCTGATGGTATTAAATCTTGTGAAATATTACCAAATGCTTGACTAATGTCTGAATCTGTACGAGCCTTAGTATAATATAAATTTGCGCCTTCTGTTAGATCGTCGGTTGTTTTAGTTCCAAAATTAGAATCAACTCTTGCATCTGTATAATAAAGATTAGAAGGATCTTCATTAACATCACCAGTATTTAATGATGCCTGATTTGATAATAGGAAATCAATGTCATATCTATTTGCAGCAATATCGCTATCATGATCAATTCTTAATACATTTACTGCGCTATCAATATATGGTTGGAATTCTCCTGGTGTACCAAAAACTTGTCTTGCTTGTACATAAGCACTATCAACTGCAGCAAGTAATTCAGCAGAATCGATTGTGATGGAAACTGCTCGAGCAGAATCAATTGAATTATCATAAATCAATTGTAAAATTTCTGCTTCATCTTTTAGTTGGTAACCAGAATTTTTAATATTAAGGATATAGTTTTGGTTAATAATTCTACCAATATCATCTACAAAAGCAAGTTCACCACTACTATCTCTTAAAGTGATGGTATTGATTTGTGTTGGATCCTCTGGCACCAATCTTGTGGCGGTACCAAATGAATCTTGTGTAACACCATCAAACATGATACCATAATAACCATAACCAATACCGTTTGCAACAGCAACACCAGTAGTTGCCAAAGAAATATTATCAATGGCAGAATACAGTTCTTGGAAATTATCATTGATCTTAGTAGCACCGGTTCTTAAATCATCACCTGCACCGTCATTTGCATATGAACCTGTGTTAATAATTTTTCTAGCCATTTTATATCCTACAGTAGAGTTACTCTATATTTATAATGTTTTTAACGAATTATGATTTAATTATCAATGGAATATATCCAGAAGCCACATAATTTCCTGGACCTGAAACATAAGAAGCATATGTTTCAAATTCAGCCTGATCAAGTTTTTCATAAGTATTATCAAAGGTAAGACCAGTACCATTTGAATCAAATGCACTGGACCAATGAATTCCATAATCTGTAAGTTCTTTTAGGTTTTTATAAGCAGAACCCAAATTGGCAAGTGATGTATAAATTCTGTTACCAACACTTGCAGCAACTGCAGAGTCTGTAAAGTGTTCTAATAATCTATATGGATTTGTTCTAAATTGTGGTATGTTAATATGACCACTACCAGAAACATAACTTCCAACCCAATGATTATTCAGATGACTTGCTTCACCAGCACCAATCTGGTTATCCAATATTGCAGTTTCTGTAACAAACTTGATATTCTTAAATGGATCTGGAACAGATTCATCAATTGTAATTTGAATTGGTTCTGGTATACCTTCTAATACAACTTTACCAGAAAGATAAAACCCAGATGGGTGTACAAATTTTCTATATAATTCTTCCCAAAAGGCAAATGAAATTGGAGACTTAATTAAAACAGAAAATATCTGATTTATTGCTCCATCCTGTGTAATATAACCATCATCAGTTCCAATAGTGGATGAACCTATTGTAAATAATCTATCCTTTGGGTAAATAACCTCAACATTTTCATTAAAAAATGCTCTAAAGAAACCTTCTGCAGAAAATATAGTTCCTTTTACTCTAAAAAAATTACCAAAATTTCTAATTGCTTCTCTTGGCATTTGAACTTTATCACTTGAAATACCAAGAGCAAGTTCATTGAATAAAAGATCCAGTTTTTCTAAATCTGTATCTTCAAAATCTCTTATCGTTTGCAATTCATTGATAACACCGCCAGGCATTTCATCCGAATCTAAATTATCATAATACCCTTCTAAAAATGTAATTACATTTGGGTATTCCGTCTGATAATATTCCGGGAGTACCTCTTGGATAGAACTTTTTCTAAAATTCACACCAAGTCGGTTATAATCTCTTAATGTTTCATTATTAGACATCTATTTCCAACGTGGTTGTTTGACGATCAATAATTGCAGTGGAAGATGATTTTGTAGAATCAATTGAAAATACATAATTTCTCAAAGGTTTAATTGTGGCTTCATTTTCTGGTTTTACAGATAATTTAATATAATCAACACCAAATAATAATCTTTGAGGTTTAAACCCAATGATATTTACAATACCTGTTGTAGGATTATATTCTCCAACATTATCTGCTAAAACATTCCCATCCAAATCATATATTTGTAATGTTCTGCTGCTTAATTTATTTCTTAATTGACCAATTACTCCACCATATTCAAATGTAGTAGATACAACGGTATTTTCAATATCATCTGGTACCGCAATTCGCATTGGGAATTTTAATTCATGTTCAGTTGAAACATTTAAAGTAGGTACAAATCTTAATTGTGCTTTTACTTCTACTCTAGATGATAATATGGCAGGTGATAATGAATCAATTTCAGATGCAATAACTGATCTGCGATATACAGAATCAAATTTATTTAGATTTGTAGTCAGATATGAATTTTGGAAATTATATACTTGTGTTTCAGTTGCTTGCACAGTATCGCCAGTTAACGCTGGATCAAAATTAAATTCTGTATTTAATTCCAGGAACATATTAACTGGATCAACAAATTCTGTTTTAATTGACATCACTGAAAGATTAGTAGTAAAGTTTTGTACAATGCTACTTTTAATGGCCGTTTGTGTTGATGCAGGTGTTCCGTTTGCAAATTTTAATGAAACAAAAACTTTACCATAATCTACAGGTACATTTTGATCACCACTCCAAACTGCAACATCTTGAACTTCAGTATAATTACTTTGGATAATTGCTTTATAATCCAGTGATGTTACAAGTCTTTGCTGTGATGCATATGCATATGGTGCCAACTGTTTAATGGATTCTATTGTTTGTTTATTTGCACCACCTGTAGCAGCTGCTACGGTCGTTGTGGCAATATTATAGTTAATACCGTTTACAGTTAACTGATTTGATGGTATGAATCCACTAGACGTATTTGCCGCTGGGCCTTTTGTTGAAAGATATGTTACAACGATTTTATTGCCAGCATCTGGAGATTTACCAAACGAAATACCGTCACCAAAATTTAATTCATAATAGCCGTTCGGTACTTCTTTAATTGCAAATAATGTTGAGTTTGCATTTACTTGTACAGCATCTTTAATAGGAGAATAATTCACAAAATTTGAAGATGATGCATTATCATATACTTTTACAACTGCAGTACTCTTATCAATATTTGTATCTGGTATAATATAAATTTGTCTTTCAGATTTATCTGGTGCAAAAAATGTTTTAGTTTTTTGAGTACCTTCATATATTGGAATATCGTATGAACCGGCCGGTGTTGTAAATCTATAGATACCTGCTCCAACATCCTTACCAATATAACTTTCAATTGTTCTGAATGTATATGTTGTCCCATCAACTTGTGCAGTAAATGAAGTACCTGCAGGTAGTGATATTGCAGCAGGTCTGTTAATCACACCACTTAAATTTACTGAAAGGTTAACCAAACCTTTTGCTGCAGTACGTGATCTAACATCATATCCTAAATTTTCAGCATGTGAAACAACGGAACTTCTTAATTGTGCTGTATTTAAAAATGATTCGTTAATACCAAAATTAGCAGTTAATGCATTTAAATGTGTATTGTATGCTAAAACATCTAAAATATTTGATAAACCAGAGGCTTCAAAATCGTAATCCGTCCATTCAGGTTTTTGTTTAAGATAAGTTTTTAACTTATTTTTAATCTGCTCAAAATCAAGATCAGATGCGTTGACGTGTACCATTTATCTAAGCCTCGTTAGGTTTATATCTATAGTGACTGTTTCCCCGACATTTACTACTTCAAATGTAATTGAAGCACTTAACTGGTTCCTGTCAGATATGGTTTTAATATCTATATTTAATACTCTAGCTCTTGGTTCATGTAATTCAATGATGTTATAAATTCTGTCAGACACATCTCTAGCATCATATTCAGTATCTAATTCAAAAAGAGCAGTTCCTAAATTACCACCAAATGCTGGATTAAAAGGTTTTTCGGCCTCACCAGTCATTAAAAGATTTTTTACTGCTTGTTTAACAGCAGCTGCTTCTGTTTTTTTATACAAATCGCCAGAAGGTTTATTCAAAAAGGCTAGATCTATATCAGTGTACGATCTTGCTCTAGCCCCTACTAGAGTAGCAGTACTCTGATTTCCGTCCTCAATTGAAAAAGCTTTGGCCATTTTTTATCCTTGTCACTATTTATTCAAAATCTCAACCAATTCCCCATTGGTTTGGACATTATTGTTATACATTGTTTGAATTTCGTTTTTGTACGACACTGTCCAAGCAGGAATGATTTCAGGCATAACTAAAATAATTTGACTTACAATTGATCTATCTGGATTATATGAATCATATGAAAGAATCATTTTTTCAAATTCTAAATTATCTTTCCAATAAACTGCAAGATCAAATGTTTTTTC